CATAGCGGATATGATTTACGGGCGTGGATTATATGCTACAAACGCCGCTCGCAAGCCTGACGAGTACGCAATGATGGTGCAGCTATTCACAGAAGACTGTATGCGGAAAATCTGTGATGATTTTTACACATTTGGTCAGGCAGCATACCAAGTTATTTATGATACTTCTCACACCAAAGTAATGGAGGTGGCGCATATGCCTATTCAGAACCTTCGTCCTGAGAAGATGAACGATGAGGGCTATATTGAGGCTTACTATTATTGTGACGATTGGGCCAACGCGAGGCGCAATGATGAGCATCAAAGAATACCTTGCTTTGGGAAATCAAAAGAAGGTCTTGAGGTTATGGTGATAAAGCCGTACAAAGCAGGATTCCATTATTTTTCCCCTGTCGAATATCAAAGCGGATTAGATTATGCATTCGTTGAAATTGAACTTGCGAAATTCCACCTAAACAACATCTACAATAGATTTTCTTCAAATCTCATACTCAATTTTAATAACGGAGTGCCTGAAGAAGATCAGCAGCGGATGATCGAAACCAAGATAAAAGACAAGTTCACAGGCACAGAAGGAGATAGCGTAATCGTTGCTTTTAACGACAGTCAAGAAACTGCCGCAAGCATAGAATCGATAAGTTTACCAGACGCACATAATCAATACCAATTTATCGCGGAAGAAGCAAGTAGGAAAATAATGGTATCGCATCGCGTAGTTTCACCTTTGCTTTTTGGGTTGCCGCACAACGGCGGACTAGGATCAAACGCAGACGAAATTAAAATGGCCGCTTTGCTATTTGACAACACGGTGATTAAGCCAATGCAGCGAGTAATCATTGAATCCGTTAACGCGATTCTATCTTTCAACGGAGCAAGCCTAAACACTTTCTTCTTAACTAGCCAGCCGCTTGAGTTCAGCGAGATGGAAATCGAAGAAGTAGATGTTGATACAGCGCAAGAAAAGACAGGTATTGAATTGTCAAAAGACAACCTTGACGAAGTAGCTGAACTACTCATTGAAAAAGGCGAAGAACTTGGCGATGGCTGGGAATTGATAGAAGAGAGCGAAGTTGATTATGACGAAGACGAGAAAGAGCCTAACCTATTATCTAAGGTCTACAACTTTGTCAGCACAGGAACGGCAAGACCAAACGCAAAGAGCGAGCAAGATAGAGTGATTGATGGAGTTGCATACAAGACGCGATACGTTTACGCACCTAACGCGGTTCAAGCCAACAGCAGACCTTTTTGCAAGAAGATGGTTGCAGCAAATAAACTATACAGAAAGGAAGATATCATTGCAATGGGAGATAAAGCAGTCAACGCAGGTTGGGGATTGAATGGTGCTTCAACTTATTCGATTTGGAAATGGAAAGGCGGTGGTGCTTGTCATCACAAATGGATGCGCAGAGTATTCCGCAAGCCCGTAATTGATGGGAACATCGACACAAAAAGTCCACTTGCACCAACTGTAAGCACTAATAAAAGCGAAAAAGAAGGTTATCGAGTTCGTAATCCAAAAGAGGTTGCTATGCGACCAATAGACAGAGGTGATAAAGGCTTCGTAAACAAGTAAAGAAATGGCAAAAGCACTATTAATAAAAGCCGAAGATGTACTCAGATACTCCAACCTATCCGCAAATGTTGACTCTGACAAGTTCGTGCAATATATAAGCATCTCGCAAGATATGCACATCCAGCGATTACTTGGAACTGACCTACTTGAGAAGATACAGGCCGACATTATTGCTGGAACGCTTGCAGGTAACTATCTAAGCCTTGTCACGGATTGGGTAAAGCCAGCTTTGATACATTGGTCATTGGTTGAGTTCTTACCGATGGGTAGCGTCACCATCGGCAACGGAGGTATTTACAGACATCAACCTGAGAATGCTACGGCATTAGACAAGTCAGACGTTGATAGCTTAGTTTCGCAGGAGCGCGACTTTGCGGTCTATTATTCAAATAGGTTAGTCGATTATCTTTGCAGCAATTCTAACTTATTCCCTGAATATTCAAGCAACACAAATAGCGATGTCAACCCTGCAACTGATAACAACTTCTGTGGATGGGTGCTGTGAAACAAACGTATGAGCCAAAGAAACGCAACATAATAAAGTTGCGCAGATTTATTAAAAAAATTCAAAAAAGTGGAAGTGATCGAAGGAGTGGCCGAGTTGATCGGTGAATATGGAATAGTCACGGTGATGATGGCAATATCATTGGGTGGGTTGATATGGAAGGGCAAGAGCATCGGGGCGTTTATCGTTCAGACTTTGCAAGCGTCCGCAATTGTCAAGAAGAATGAAGAAATCATTGAGGGATTGCGCGTTGAAATTCAAGAGTTGCGAACACAACTTGAAAAGATGAACGGCATCTTGATGACGCAATCGGCTACAATCGCTCGACTTGAGGAGCGCATCGTTCATACAGCAAAGAAACGAGTTTCAAAACGAAATCCGTCGAATGAAGATTAGCCCAAATCTTACGCTTGCAGAAGTCAGCAAAAGCCAAACGGCCCAGCGCAGAGGATTCAACAATGAGCCTGAAGGCGAACACCTTTCAAATCTAATCACTTTAGCCAACAATGTATTCCAGCCAATGCGCGAGCATTTCGGCAAGCCTATCTTCGTAAGCAGCGGGTATCGGAGCGATAAACTGAATAAGGCAATAGGCGGCAGCAAAACTTCACAGCATTGCAAAGGTGAAGCACTTGATCTGGACAACGACGGCAGAGGTTACCCATCAAACGCAGATATATTTTGGTACATATATGACCATCTAGACTTCGACCAACTGATATTTGAATTTGGATCAATCGAAAATCCAAGTTGGGTTCACGTTAGCTATAAATCTGAGGGCAACAGAAAGCAGGTTCTAAGGGCTTCAAAATCGAATGGTAGAACTATCTATACCAACTTCAAAGATAACCGATGAGAGGGCTTCTAATTGCCTTGATATTGGTTCTAAGCAGTTGCTCGTTGGAACATCGAATGGAAAAGAAGTTTCGAAGGGCTGAGCGCAAGATTGAAAAGCTGACGATTCTGTATCCAAAACTAATCCAAAACGACACTTTATATGACACAATTCAGGTTACAACGGAAGCTATCGAAGTTGATACAGCATTCAAAGCTGAAGATGGTGATACTATTACTATATTTAAAGATCGGCTTCGAATCCAATACTATCGTCAAAACGACACGGTATATCTCAGCGGAACTTGCGCGGCTGACACGATTTATAAAACTGTATCTGTACCTTATCAGCAGATCATTGTAAGAAAAGAAACGATTTTAGAGCAAATTCAGAAGCAGTCAAAACGCATAATTTGGTTTTTGGTTATATTAGCAATTCTTTACATCGCTATACGCGTAATTTGGAAGTTTATCAAACCACTATAAAAGGCAATGTTCCTAGCAAGTCAAATTGCTACCGAATTATACGTTTAGGAAGCCGTTGCAGCCTTGCGAAAGGCAAAGACCTAAAAGCATACGAGGCGGCGTTTGCGATGCAGTACAAAGCGTCTGAGATGATCGACTGTGAGTTTGGTATAAACTTGACTGTGTACTATCCGTCGCGCAGAGCAGACCTTGACAACAGTTTGAAAGTGATACTTGACTGCCTCCAGAAAGCAGGAGCGATCAAGAACGATAACAAATGCGTTGAGATAGTTGCCCATCGCAAATTAGATAAAGACAATCCTCGCATAGAATTTAATCTTTATGAATACAAACAGACCACGTCTGAGTAATGGCTTAAACAAGCTAATAAGCAATTTAAAGTCAAAAGATAATCGCGTCTTGGTTATCGGTGACCTGCACGAACCTTTTTGCTTAAATGGCTACTTAGATTTTTGCATTGAGCAATCCGAGAAATTTAACACCAACCGAACTATCTTCATAGGTGACTGCATCGACAACCATTATTCAAGCTATCACGAAACATCCGCAGACGGAATGGGAGGAGGTCAGGAACTTGACCTTGCAATTAAAAAGATAGCTAAGTGGAGGGATGCTTTTCCTGTTGCAGATGTTATTATAGGCAATCACGACCGATTAATTATGCGCAAGGCGCAGACTTCAGCGATACCAAGCAAATGGATTAAGTCATATAGGGAAGTTTTAGACGTACCTGATTGGAATTTCGTTGAAAGGTTGGTTATTGACGATGTGCAGTATATACACGGTGAAGGCGGAACAGCGCGAACCAAGTGCAAGGCAGATTTGATGTCAACAGTGCAAGGACATCTTCACACGCAGGCATATACTGAATACGTTGTCGGGCAAAACTTTCGTATATTTGGAGCGCAAACAGGATGCGGCATAAACCACAAAGCATACGCAATGGCATACGCGAAATATGGAAAGAAGCCTGCGATCGGATGTATGGTAGTGCTAGATAATGGTAACACGCCAATAAACTTGTTAATGAATCTATGAAATACACCGTTGAAGAATGGAAGGAGATCGTAAAAGATTACTTGCTGGAAATGAATGCAAAGGTCAACGCAGGGAAAGGCGCGACAGAAGATAAGATAATGCTTCAGCGGATTAAAAAAGAGAACTTGCGGTTTTTAAACCGTATGATAAAAGACTTTCTGCCTACGCTGGCAGATTAAAGACCGTTCATTTGTTTGTTTGTTTGGGGCAGTTCGAAAGGATTGCCCTTTTTTTTGTCTTTTTTGTAAAAGTTGTTTGGTTTATTAACATTTTATGTTATATTTGTCAAATGAAACAAACACGAACAGATATGACAGAAACAGCAAAGGCTTGGAATCGATTAGATTCCAGCGATCAATTAGAAATCATCGCGCAAGGACTTGAATATTGCGATGTAAGCGAAGGGAGTCTATTCATTAGGCTTTACAGAGGTGGATGCATCACAGCTAACATTCAAAAAACACCTGACAATCACCTAACGAAAGAAGCAGTAAGCAATGAAACGCTTACAACTTTATTCAGCGAATCATTTGAATTCGGTGACGATGATGAACTTCTTGAGCAACACGCTCAAACTATATTAACTTGGATGAACGCACAAAAC